CATGGTCAAGAGTGACAATATGACAAAAGTTTTCAATGAAATAGATGGGGTCTTGTTGACACTTTACTATTTCTTGAATTTGTTCTGGTGTAAATTGTAATGGTAATCCTATAGGTTTTAAATTGGGATTACCATGATAACTAGTTTCCTGTTCCAGTTCCGTCATTATCAATTACTTGTATTGGTTGTTGAGCTGCCTTCATGGCTTTCAACAACTCATGAGTTGAGCCAACAAACAAATTGTTTTGTGTTTGTATTTTTGGCTTATCTTCTTTTTCTAAATCTTTCTTTCGTTTCTGTACTTCTAGTAAATCTTTGGCAGCATCAGACACCGTTTTAATTAATTGTCCTGCCACTTCATAAGCACGAGGATGGTCACTGTTTTTAGCAATATGCAAAATACCATCTATAGCTTCATTACCTTTTTCTATCAAATCTCGTAATGTTTGACGCGCATGCAATGCATCATCTTCAATCACGGGCTTGTTTAATTGTTCCAAGTGTTCTGATGTTGTAGGTTCTACATCAAATTTATCATCTAAACTTTCAAATGTCATTCATTCTCACCGAAGTAAATATCATCAAACTCTGTTATATAGTTATATGATTCAGTAGGTAGTGCAGAATCAGGATCCACTTCATTTGTGATGCGTCGTCCTACTAACGTATTAGTAGGTTCTCCCCCTTCAAATAAACTGTTATCTGTATATACTTTTTGTATGGATTTTTTGATGAGATTGGCATCTTGAACATATCCATACAAGTTCATTTTCACTGTGAAATTTAAATCCCAGATAACACTTAATCGTTTATCAAATCCCCCTTCCCACTCATCTTGATAATTCACACTTTCCAATACGATTTTCAAATCACGACGAACACCTAAATCTGGTAGTTCGTTCACTGTGATGTTGAAATCAGGATTGAAATAGGGAAGGATTTGTTCGATGATTTGTAACCCATCATCTTGATTTTTTGTGAACACACTCATGCCAATACCCATATTATACGGAGTTGACACATATGAATATCGAACGCCTGTATTTGTTAACTCAGGATCAACTGCTCGGACATTTTGAGTAATGGCAAGTTTACGTGCAGGATCATAGGTAAAATTCGTGATTTCAAAGCCAATACGAGGCACCGTCACCTGTATACCAGGTCGGTTTGCATCTATTTCAGGCGCTTCACGAATACGTTCGATGAATTTTTGTTTTGGTGCATAACTTAAAGGCACAAACAAACTTTGTACTATCTCATTAGCCTCATTTCTTCTGCGAACTTGAATACCATTAAATAATGTGCCAAAAGCAATAATGGCTTTACGAATATGTTGATGATAGAAATGGCGCCCTTTAAACATTAATATTCACCAAATGGGTTAATGATTGTGAAGTCCAAAATATCTGCGCCCGAAGTTTCAAACTCATCATTGTCTGCACTTGGAATATTTGACTGTGAGGCAAATGTTTGTTGAATGATGCTAAAGCCATCTTGTGAAAGAAGTAAATCACCTGATTGTGAAAGAATTTGATGACCAAAAATATCTTGTGTACGTTCATCTTCTATCTTATCAATTTCTTCCACACCTGTATCAATGATTTCTGAACTGTATTGATACAATTCGCATTGCATGCTATAGACATGAAACTTGCCAAGTTGGAAGAAGGGATCTAAATGTTGAACGAATTTAATTTCAAACAAGCTGTTAGTCTTGGGAAAATATAATAAATCGCCTTCAGCAGGACGATTAGGAAGTTGGAGATAGCTATCATCAACAGCTCCAACAACATCTTCCCATCGACGCTTGGCTACCACGAATGTGGCTTGATGTGTTACTTGAATACCAAACTTTGTTAACAACTCACTATCGCCATCCCACCCTTCAATATTAGACAAATACATTTCCAAAGGATAGGCATTGTCAAAACGACTAAGCACATCCTCGCCCAAAATATTATCTTGCTTCATACTTGTTCGAGGCATGTAATACACATCATGACCATAAATTTTAATACTTTCAATAATCAAATCTTCCAATAAACGCTGTTCATTGGTTGTTCCTGATGTGTTACCGTTTTGAAAATAGAAATTGGTTGCCATGTTAGCCTACCATGAAGTCCACGGGCAACTCATATCGACTTTGCATTTGTTCTTCTATTTGACGGATTTCTTCTTCCGCCTCATTGAAAATTTGTTGCCCATTCATTTGAATGCCGCCTGGGAGTTGCATGCCTTGAAACTTCTTCATGTTTTCACCCCATTGACGTTTAATCAATGATGTGGCGTATTTGCGAAGAAACATATCGTTATAGACTTCACCATATGTGTCTGGGTCAATGATGGCATAACATTCAAAGATGACATGGTCACCAGGTACGAAAGTTTCTTTCCAATTCACATCAATGAAGATGCGATTCATCTTTCTGTTGAAACGAATTGTTCTATTGCCAGCAAACATGTCATCAAGCATTTGCAAATGCATCTTTACTTGTTGATAGTAAATCAAATCTGATGACAACAAGTTGTACATGTCATTCAAACGAAATTGATATACCACATTGAAAATGTTTGTGGAACCCGTGACACTACTACCAGCTGAACCCAAAGGAAATACACGAACAACACCTGTCACTCTATCCGGCACTTCAATATATTGTTTATGAATGGTGCCTTCGGTGTAGGCGGTAGTTGCATGTAACGTAGTAGAAAAGCCAGACACAGAACCTGTAATAGTTTCACCATTTGTGAAAGGTCCAGATTCTTCATCTATTTCCAATTCATTACTACCCTTTATTTTTGTGATAACAGCAGTTTTTCCAGAGGTGGCACCTGTGACAGTTTCACCTACACTGAAATTACCCGCAAAAATTGTAGATAATTTCAGTGTAGATGCTGTAATCTCTGCTGAGAAATAGATACGCTCCACACCATCAAAATGATATTCATGCCAGAAATCTATGGCATCTTGTATTCTATCTTCCACTTGGTCATCATCAACATTGATTTCGATAACAGGATAACCTAAGCGACGGAGACAGTAATCTTTTAATTCTTGGCGTGTTGTAATTGGCACAGGATTACCTCTGAAAAAGATATTTTAACTATTTATTAAGCTAAAATAGGCTGTAAGGCTTGTAATACATTAGGTGATACTTCAAATGTTTCTGGGAAATCATCAATGGACAATGTAACATTCACGACTTCCACTTCAACATTCAACAAGTCCATGATTTCCTTGTTAACAGTTTGTATGTGTTCTTTTGCAATTTGAAGAGTTCCTTCTAATGGCAATCCATTTTCACCGACAGCAGGAACAATATTTCCTTCGTCATCCTTGATGGCATGTTGCATCCGCAACTCCATCAAGCTCTTTTCCACAGATTCTACAAACGGGGTTAAAGCTCCACGTGAAGTGGAAATTTTCCACGCCAACTTGGCAGAAAACTTTTCATTGCCTAATGCATTCAACCCAGAAAACACGTTTAAAATTTGTTCATTACGTAATTTCATACATCCTCCAAATAATAGTTAAAGTGATACTAATATATATCAAGCCCAAGGTAAATCTTTATCTGCTACTTCTACTACAGGATTCTTAATGGCATCAATTTGCTTTTCAATTTGTTCATTCACATGTTGTTCATAAGAATCCACTACGACAGCTTGTACCCAACCTAACACTAAAGCCTCATTCAATTCATTGAATGGAACGAAGGCTGATGCATGCGGAGCTGTGAATGGCGTAGCTCCAGAAAACTTTCCGACATTTCCTTGTTCATCGGTTCCAATTTTTTCCCAACGAACATTTAATACGACATCTTGTAAGGCGTCTACGTTGCCTTTTTTCACACTAGTGATTTTCCAACTATATGTTATTGCCATGTTACACTCCTGTAATTTGTGTTTTTAATTGTTCTATTTGTTGTTGTTGTTCCTTGATGGCTTCGATTAATAAAGGAACTATTTTTTCGTAGCGTACAGCAAGATAACCATCTATCCGTTCAGCTACTACATCTGGTAATACATCTTGTATTTCTTGTGCAATGACACCCACGTCATGCTTACGAATAAAATATCCATCTTCTCCGCCATGCATTTCAATATATTCATTGGTCCAATCAAATTCAACTCCGGATATTTTATTTATCTTGTCAAGAGCATTTGATATTGATACAACATTTTCTTTCAAACGACGGTCAGATGAATAATAGGCGGTGATATTTCCAGTTGCTCTAACTTCTCCAGCAGCTCCGGCAGTTCCTGCACCTACGCCATTAAATTGTACATTATTACCTGTACCCACATTTTGATTTATTGTATAGGATGTGATGTTAGACGCAGTGCCTGTGATATTTCCAGAAATAGTTTGATTCACAGTTAACGCAAATAAATTAGTTGTTGCTCCAGGATCAGAATAATATGCAGTATTATTGGCATCATACATGATAGGGGCACGAAGGTCAGTATGAATATACACACCTCCTGATATATAATCGGCATTATTTACTGACATGACCAATGTAGACATGTCATAATCAGTATAGAAATTCATTCCCTTATAGCCGGCATTTGCTCCAAATTTAATGCCTGTGTGGAATGCAATACGTAAATCTGGATATGTTCCACTCCATGCACCACTTTCACGATAAATTGCATAGGCAGTACTTTGACCGTTTGAGAAAAATAATCCAAATGGATGGTCAACAGATATATCATGATAATTTGCGAAATACAAAGCTCGTACAGTATTAGTTATAGAAGTGCCGGCAGGATTCACATAATATCCCGTACTATCACTATCATAAAATATAGGTGCATAAGCATTTCCGTAGAAGTAGGATGCTCCTGACGCAGTTAGATTTACCGAATTTATTAGATTTACATTACTTGTTGATGCAGGATCTACATAATATCCTGTATCATTATAATCTCGGAATAATGTACCGCGGACTTCTTCTGACGCCACGATACGGTTAGAAATTGCTGCTCTGAATGATCCATTATTGATAATTAAAAGACCATGGTCAGCTAAGTTATTTGCTCCACCCAAAGAACCGGCATTTGGATGTGACCAGGCAATACCATACATGTCGTTGGTTGCAGTACCATCAGTTGCTATTTTATAGGCATCTCCCATGGCAAACACAAGTTGCAATCTTGTGGAAGCATAAGTTCCAACTATGCCTTTGCCGTAATCATCAAAAACAATGTTTCTTCCGTAAGTAATGCGTGATGTATCTCGGGTATCATGATAG